TATCACCACGAATGGTTGCCATATTCGGACAACCACAACAAACTGTCTTACTTGGATGTCCTTCCAATTCCTTTCCACAGGAACGACACCTAATCTTTATATTTTCCATTGTATAATTCTTTATAAGTCTTCAGTTTTCAATTATTTATAATTTTTCTTCTAATATATATTCTACCGTATTGGCAACATCATTCATTGCATCTCGCAATTTCTCACGTTGTCCGGCATGTTGTTCTACTTTCGTAACACCATTTCTAAATTCTTCACAGAGAGTCCATCTCCATTGACTCATACCCTTAGAGTACCAAAGATTAATTTTCATTTGTAGAAAAGTCGTCTACGCGACTATTTAGTTCTCCCATCTTACGAATCAATTGCGTGTGTTCATTTTCCATTTCCTCAATACGAAACTGTAGCATCTCAATCATATCATAGATGTTATCGCAGTCTGCAATTTTTTGTTCCGACTTTTTCATTTTCTTTTTCATAAAAAAAGGGGGGACTACTGTCCCCCACTATACTTATATTATTCGATACTGTCAACAGCAGCAAGTGCTTTCTGTCTCAGATCCTCAGGAAGAGGAACATAACCAAGACCATCAGACATTGCCTGTGCCTTCTCACTCAACATATAACGAAGAGTTTCTTTCACACCAACCTTGGACTCAGGATACGCTAGGATCCAAGTAAGGGAGACAATAGGATATGCATTGGCACCAGCAGGGTTAGCGTCAGCACCACGAAGCTGATCGTCAAGGATGATTCTCGATAGACCTGCTGCAGATGTTTCAGCATTTGCTTTGACATAGTTACCTGCCTTGTTTTGTAGTGCAACTTGTTGGAAGTCACTGTTTACAACATAACCATAGTTCAGGTAACCAATGGAACCAGGAACCTGTTTAACTTGTGCGGCAACGCCAGAGTTACCTTTACCACCAACACCAGTAGGCCACTTTACTGCCTTACCCGTGCCAACAGTTTCTTCCCATTCAAGAGAGAATGCTGATAGTGAGTTAGTGAAACCTTTTGTGGTGCCACTACCATCAGAACGGAATACAGGAAGAATAGTTTTACTTTCACACCCAAAGGTAGACCAGTTAGTAATCTTACCAAGATATACATCAGCAAGTTGTGTCTGTGTCATCTTGGCATCACAACCAGGATAGTTGTAAGCAGGAACAATAGCACCACCAGTCATAGGAATGTGGACCATTGGAATCTTCTGCTTCTCATCACTTACAGCACCATCACTGGCACCAAAGTCAACAGTTTTAGCAACATACTGACGGACACCAGATCCACTACCAACTGCTTGATAGTTTACTTGGTTTCCAGTTTCACTTGCCATGGTTTGAAACCATGCTTGATACAATGGTGCAGGGAATGTAGCACCTGCTCCACTTAGTTGAAATGTTTCCTTAGATCCACCACAGGCAACCATAAGAGGAATAGTTGCTGTAGCTGCTGCAATTGCTTTAAGTTTCATTATCTAATCCTCAGAACTTATACTTGGTGCCGACTTCAACTTTCCAATCACGAGTAGAATCATCTTGGAAAATGTTCTCCCACTTACCATAAGCACTGAAATTATCAGTGATCTTTACTTTACTACCAAGTTCAAGAGCAGTAAAACCTTCTTGCTCACCACCATCAGGAACAGATACTCCAGCACCACCTTCGATGTATGGAGCAAAGTTTCCTGTCTTCCACTCATATCCTACACGTCCTTGGTGGACTTGCTTACTGAACTCCTCATCAGTTCCTTTGAACTCCGACTTGGACTCTACATATGGACCTGCCATGGCGGGGACGGAGATCGCCAAACCGAGCAGGGCAACTGCGAATGCTTTCATTTGTTTTTTGTGTAATGTGATTACTTGGTTATTATAACAGACCCATTCAGATCTGTCTTTAAGTAAAAATTAAGTTGACTTAAAGTAAACCTCAGTATATAGAGTGGGTTATACTAATTTTAACCTTCCATAAACCAAAGCATAAAAAAGGAGACTCTCGTCAGAGTCCCCGAACATCTAGATGTTTATTTTATATGGAAGATCAGAAACGATAAGTCAGACCGGCTTTCGTTCCATAACCGGTTTCGTCATCACCGGTCAACCAACTGACCTCACCGTAAAGACTGATGTTTTCAGTAGCTGCAACACCAAGACCAGCTTTACCACCAAATTCAGTTTCAGTTGCCTCACCATCAGGTGCAACCAAAGTAGGACCAGCTTGAACGTAGTAACCAAGATCACCAGACTCACCTTCGTATCCAACATGAAGATCAGTAGTGGTTCCTACATAGTCAGATCCCACAAAACCACTATTGGCTTCAACGTTTACATAGGGACCTGCAAGAGCGGCACTAGTGGACATGGACAGAGCAGCTGCTGCTGCGAATACAGATTTGAACATTTTTGTTTACCTTTTTTGTCTCGTAGAGATTAACCTACGGATGTTAAGAGACTCGACATGTCTCTGATTTTATCATATAAAACCTTGCTCAAGTTTGCGGAGATTGGTTTTATTACTTAGTGTTAATATAACCTTTAACACCAGTATATTTATAATGTACCATAAGAGTGGGATCTTGTCAACCCTCTTGTTGTGAGGGGTTAGACACCCTACCAAGATAGGGATCAAAATTCATCAGTTCTTCAATCGTCATTCTAGCTCCAGCATTTGCCCAGAAATTCATCTGTGCTTCATAGTTTTGTTTATGGAATACGTCCACATGTTCTGGGTGAATACTGGAACCCAATTCTGTTTTGTATAACAAAAGTGGAAGGGCGTAAGAATTTCCAGAATTATACAGAAGATCATCTGCAACTGGTCTTGGTCTTACACCATTATCAAGTTTATACTTGTCACCTCTACAGTGAAGACGAATCATCTTTTCTGCATGGTGTCTTGTGATAAGATAACATGCAGTTGAGAAATCATTTACAAATCTCTTGTGAACTTTGATGTGGATATCGCCAGTTGAAATAATAGCAATCTGACAAAGATCCCAATCATAAGGAATCTTACTATAAAAATCTTTCCATGTAAAGTTCCAGAACCGTACAAGGTTTAAGTCACAATCATCTTCCATGATGATTGCATAAGGACTATCAGAGGTTTCATACCAATGTTTGATAGCCTTCAGGTGAGAGGTTACACAACCCACCTCACCTGATGAAACCATGTCGGGGTATCTTCCCTTGATGATATCACTTAAGTCGTCTTCACGACCATCGTATGCAGAGATACGAGTGTAGTCTTTGATCTCCCAGTACTTAAACTGGTCCTCCATAAACTTCCATCTCTCTGGTTGACCATCTAGATTGATACAATAGATCGGACCAATACCATTAAGTTTATATACTGATTTGTTCTTATCCATTATAAAATCTCCCAGTGACTTGGGTATAGGTCTTTTGTATTTAAGTGAGCATTGTTTGGTCCAAACCATTTAGATGGAGCAATCACTCTACCAGTGTTGGCCAACCATGCACCCCACCATGAGAAGGTAGAGTTTGCAATGATGAAGTCACTACATTGTGTCATCATAAACATATCATGATAAGAACTATTACCATCGGAGATGATAAACCTATCAGGTTTGAATAGTTCTTGAGCAGATGCCCAGAATATATCATCAGAAAATATGATGACTTCTCTATCAGGATCAAACTTCTTCAGTGCTTTCTCATACCAATCAATAGAAAGGTTATGATGATTACCACTGTTGATTAGAAAATCACCTCTACGAATATGTAAGGCGATAGGATCTTGATCGAATACTTCTTCAACAATTTCTTTACATTCATCTCGAATTCTCTTCTTGAATATAAAGTCTCTACGAATAGTATCTTTGATATGTTTGAAATACTTTTCCGTTTGAAAAAAACCATACAGACTTAGATTGTCTGGACAGTTATTGAATAAGGTTTCATCGAAATGAAAACTTTCTTCTTGAAGGATATTCGATCCCATCATACATCTTTGACACTCAATGTCAAACGCATCATCAAGTTCAATACGAAGTATGTTACCTATACCATCATTGACTTTTTCATTATGGTCAGGGATACACATATCATATCCTCGATTTTGTGCAATACCTTTTGTTGCAGCAAACTGAAACATCTGGTTACCCAGTTGTCCAGCCTTTCCAAGATAATCAAACCCAATCATTTTTCATTTCGTTGAATACTTTTGTAATACCCTGGTCAATTGTTGTCTCGGGAATCCACCATGCATGAATATAGTTACTAGCCTCATTCCTCTTGTCCATTTGAACACTGTCCTTCGAAGTACCCGGAGTAATACTAACTGGCCTGTCAATTAGATTGAATTGACCAGAGATAATCTGTGCAACTTCTTTGATTGTATTCCAATGGAATGATGTCAGGTGTAGTTCATCTTCAGGTTTGAAATCGGTATAACATTCCATGATAGTCTCAAGACCCTTACAGCAGTCTTCAGCATACAAGAACTGTCTTTCTTCTGTACCATCAGTCATCATCTCAAACTGACCCTCTTCAAACCCTCTACGGATGAAGTCAGTAATTACATGAGACTTCTCATGGTCTTTTTCAATACCATATACATTCCAGAACTTAACTGTCAATCCATTAAGGGATTTAGTGTATAGTTCTCCTACAGTCTTAAGAATACCATAGGGTGAGTAACTCATGTTTGCCATCTGTGAAGATGCAAAAATAAATCTCTTATGATACTTCTCCAATAACCCAAACACATTCGCCATCAGACGAGTGTTGTTATTGATAAAGTCAAAGGTGTGTTGATACTTCTTCAAGTATCTTGATCCACCTACATCAAATGCAAGAAAGAATACAAAGTCTGATTCTTTTATATAGTGTTCGAGAAATAGATTTGGAATCAGAGTTAGATCTTGTTCTGGACCATTTGTGATATCAAAATTAAAAACTTCGTGACCCTTTTTACGAAGATAGTCAGACAGGTATGCACCTATCTGACCACCAGAACCTAGATTGAGAATTTTCATTGATACTTTTTAAGATAACTTTGGACCGAGTAATACTCTATGAGTTCTTCTTTGGTCATTTTTTGAATCTTATCCCATTCAGACATGTTAGAATTCATGTGAGGATTTGAGAACCAAGAGTTCTCACCACGGGAATGTTCAAGATGGTATATGTAGTTAGATATACGTCCTACACTATAACCTAGTTTTGTGAATCTATAAAATCTTTCCTTGTCTTCTGGAGCATATGCTCTAAAGTTTTCATTCTCCATACCACCTTTGATATAAACATTACGGTTGAAGAACTGAACATGACCATACTGTGCATCGTGAACTTTAGAATGCGATTTCAGATACTCATAGTCTAATGTCTCTAGAAAATGAGACACAACTTTGTCTGATGGGTCTACTTGGTATTGATAGTTACCAGACGCATAAGGATATACAACATCGTAGATACCATCAAGAATACCTTTGTATGATAATTCATATGATTCCAGAGGAAGAATTGCATCACAGTCATAGTTCACAACTATCTCCGTATCTGCTTCCATAATCATCTCATTGAGAACTCTTTGTCTATGAAACAATGGTTCATCACTCTGTTCAAAGATATGTTTTACATTTACATCTACATCCAAGATACTTTTAAGAATTGGAAGAGCATCTCTTTCAAATACAGATTCACTATCAACTTCTTTGATGATGATATTTGTATTGAAGTTCTCCAGAAGAAATGCAGTCGTGGTAATGACATTCCTCAACCTATCAGATGATTCAATTCTAATAGGAATAATAAATGTTGCTTGTGATAGGTCAATCATAGTTGTGTTTTGATCCAATCAAGAATGTTTACTTTAGGTTTCCAAGTCAGTTCTGATTTAGCCTTACGAATATCTGCAAGAGTTTCTCTCATCTCACCAGGTTTACCAGATAAGAAAACCTGATCATCAGAGATAGCATCTGCAATATCTTTAATACTCCAGTTCTCACCATACCCAATGTTATAAACTTCACCCCAGTTGTCAAGTTCCATGAAACTAATCAGTGCGTTAGCATTGACTACATCAGATACATGAATGAAGTCACGACGTTGTGAACCATCACCAAAGATAGTAATGGGTTGTCCCTCTCGGGTCATCTTCAGAAACTTACTTACTGCAGGAGCATATGTTCCTACATGTCTGGCCCTCTCACCATATACATTGGTGTATCTAAATGCTACAGTCTTCATACCGTGGAGACCATGATACGACTTGACTAGTTGTTCACCAGTCAACTTACCAATAGCATAAGGATTGAGAGGGTCTTCTCTCATAATTTCCGTATTAGGAATAGGATTCTTATTACCATAACATGCAGAGGTAGATGAGTAGATAAACTTCTCTACACCACACTGTCTTGCAGCTTCAAGTACATTGGCTGTACCCATGACTTGGGTTTCCATTGTATCAAGTGGAAAGTCAATCGATGCCTGAACACTTGCCTTGGCTGCAAGATGATATACATAATCAACTCCTCTAAACTTATCAGCAATGTGATAAAAATTTCGAATGTCTACAGGATAGTTTGTTGCACCACTGTTCCAATGATAGTCATCGTGACCTTCAGATGATTCATTATCAAGAACGATCACCTTATGACCCATTGATAATAGTTTGTCCACCAGGTGACTACCGATAAACCCGGCGCCACCCGTAACAAGGGAAGTTTTCATAGTCTCTCAAAAATTCTATTCTTAAATGATTCCTCTACATTATATGGTTCAGGAATGATTACCTTGGGTTTGGTATCTCCTAACCACCACGCCACCTCAGTAAAAGTTGAGGCATATGTACCTACAATAGTATCACACTTGGACAGAAGCATCAAGTCAATGAATGCGTCTACAGTAGACTGAATAGACTTGTTGTGTCCTGACTCAGCCTTGTGTGGATGATTGAATTTCTTCTGTTCGTGAGTGATGATACGATTACCATACTTATTCTCAAAGTGTTTTAACACATCACTGTTGTCACCACAAAGAAAGATCTTTCTACCTTTGTCAAAGGTATCTATAATACTTTCAAATAGTTCATTACTATGATACTTATGTCTGTCACAGTACCAAGATCTGATATGCAATCCAATTACATCATTCCAACCTTCAGAGAAATCATTGACATAATCTACAATATCTTGTCTAGGTTGTAAGTAACTAAATGCTTTCCTATAATGTTCGACAAAATACTCAGGAGTGTCTTCATATAGAAGATCAATGTACTTATATTCTCCTCGTTTATCATCCTCACCAGGAAGAATTGGAAGTCTCCAATGGTCGTAACAAGGATATGTGGTGAGTTCAGTTTCCGTTGCAAGTCGTAAATCTTCAAAGATATAAACGTCTGCAACGTTGAGAGTCAGTGCTTGTTTAAATGTCCTATAGATACCTGCATAGTTTTTAATTCTATTTGCTAGACCAGGTGAACCATCATGAATTGCAATATCCATCATGATTTAATTACCTCCCAAGTTTCAGGAATAAGATCTTCTGTACTAATATGTTGAAGACCTGGACCATACCAAGTATCTGGTGCGATCACTCTCTTATCTTTATTCTGTGATAGGTATGCTCCCCACCAACTGAATGTACTATTAGATGTTATAAAGTCTGAACACTTTGAAATCAAACATAGATCAAAGTGTGACTTTTCAACTTTAGTTGTGACATCATTGAAGTAGAAGTTATCACCTTTGAATACTTCTTGATCCTTACATAGGTCAAGATTATTTGAACAAACAATATAAGGTCTGTTCTTACCTAACATCTCAATACCATTTTCGAAATACCCCCATGGAAGATTGCGATGATTGTTAGATACACCAGGATAATCAAAGTGATTATTATATTCTCTTACGCAGATAGAAACGGGGTTTGCACTTAGAATATCACCATAAACATAATCTACTTCATTGATAATATCATCTTTGAATCTAAAATCCCATTTCAATAGTCTTTGGGCATCTTTGAAATACTTCTCTGTTTGAAAGTATCCACTTAGATGAATGTGATTAGGACACTCATTAAAAAGGTCTTCTGCAAATGTATGAGACTCATGAAGAATACACTCAGGTCCGTCAATAAGACCATAACGGTTACCACAATGAAGCATTTCAAAACATTTGCTGAGCTCCTGGTCTTCTGGGATTCTAAAGTCATAACCTTTGTTCTTTGCAATACCTACAAGTCCAGCATATTGGAATAGTTGATTACCAATTCTTCCATTACTGCCAAGGTTGTTCATTCCAATAGTCATAATTCAATCTCCTTGTTTTGTTCTGCCAGTGTTGTGTCTATAGTATCTCCTACATCTAATGAATAGAAGGTATGCCAACCTCTTGCATTGGCTGCATACCAGTTATTCAATGCACCTCTTGTCATCTTAATCTTTTCCCAAAACTCTCTTGATTGAATCTGGTAGTGATTGTTTAGTATCTCAGGGTCATCTGGTCTACCAACAAATGATAGATTGATGTTAGGTCCACTAGTGAATATCTTATGAATATTAAAAGATTGTACACCAAATCTAGTGTTTGCAATCTGTTTAGGTGCCCAAAGATTAAACCACTCTGGTTCCTCTGCACCATTAGTTGCACTCTGAGATCTATGGGTCATCCATACCCTGTCTCCAAATTCAGCACGACTAGTAAAATTCTTAACCAAACCACCGTCAGGGTGATAAAGATGATCATTACTATTAAACCATACCCAGTTGGTTTCAACGGTACCGTACTCTTCGTAGTTCCTTAAGACTTCTTTTAAGTCTACTGTCTTAGGACTATATAGAAATTCGTCTAGATCTATTTGTGCAATCCATTGAGTTTCATTACAGATAGGTAAGAAGAACCGATTGTTTACATCAGTCTGTCTACCAGTATATTTTTCTGTGATATTATTTTGGAAGAGTGTAACAAATCCTTCACGAATGAAGGGTTCAAGTATAGGCATATACTCATCATCACTGAAGTCATTGACCAGGTAGATGTGATCAACACCATGGTACTTGTAATGCAGAACCCACTCCTTAAGATTCCAGCTTTCATTTTTGAAAACAGATGCGATTGATAGGTAATGTTTCATAATGTAATGCCATGTTTCTCTCTACAATACACAAATTCTTTTTGTACATCCTCGTCACTAATCGTGGATGACAACGCATCACTATTTACCCGTTGAGTAATCATATATTCGTTTAAGTAGATACAATCACCATACTTAGACCTTAATGAATAGTAAAAATCTACATCCATCAACATACATGTATTAGGATCCCATCGAACATGCATATTATCATTCTTATATGATAATACAGAGACACCACTCATGGTATTATTACCTCTGGACCGTAACATATTGTCATTCCACCGAGGCACAATATAAGTATCAAAAGTTTTACCATTGTCTCGTGTGTGATTGGTACCACAGACCAACCACATCTTATCAGAATTCATTAAGGCATTATAAGTTTTCTCTAACGCATCATTCGTATAGAAGTAATCATCCATATACATCATCTTAACAACTTTACCCCTAGTAAAGTCCATTCCAACATTTTTATTGGAGGATGCATTACCTCTATCTACTTCATTTCTGTAGTAAAGTATTTCAAGATCAAAAATGTTATCATAACAGAACTCTTCAATGTCGGTGTCAACACTGTGGTCTGAAATGATAACTTCTACTTCTTTAAGTGTTTGTTGTGAGATGGTTCTAAACATATCAGAAAGGTATCTGACACCCTTACCACCATACTCATAACAAGGGATGACTACTGATACCTTTATTTCCATACTTTCACACCGGAACTGATACCATCTTCAAATATTTCGAAGTTGTATCCATGTTTGGTAATCCATTCTCTAAATGCTTTCCGTTCATGGTGATCATAGTCGGGCTCATGACCATGCCAGTCATCAAAACGGAAGTAGAGTTTATCCCACTCACACTTATCAATGAACTTAAATGCGGATACTGTGGGTTCGTAGATGTCTAGGTCAATATGAATTGCACCAACCTTACCAATACCAAAATCAGATGGTTCTTTCTCTACCATATCATGAACATCTTCAACAAAGATTTTGATATTAGGTGAGACAGAACACTTTCTCTTAACATCTTCTACCGTTTTGGGAATCCAAGTATACTGTGGGTCACCAATACGGAATGCATTTTCTACCCAACCAGCATATGATGGTGTTGGTTGCTGTGTGACTTCCAGACCTTTGAAGTGATCGAAACCAAAAACCTTACGGGATGGGTTCTTCTGTCCAATAGGAAGGAGGGTACCACCACTACAGACACCGAACTCCAGAATATCTCCTTCTCCCCCGAACTCATCTACATTCTCTGCAAAGGTAATGTGATTGAGTGTGTATGCTGCTGTGTTATTGTCAGTTCTCTTCGGACCTTCAGGGAACACATTATCAACTTCCACAAATGTGGGAGCGTGGTAAACAAATGACATAGTAATAATGAATTTGAAATATTTATCGGGGGTTGTAACCCTCCACGGTGACACCAGGTGGAAGATTATTGTGGAACCCAAAGGGAATTATACCTTGGTTCTCAGGGACAGGGGACTCATATGAAAAGTATTTTGCTATCTCTACTGGAGCTATCTTACATCCATTCATCTCATAAATATGTTTGTTGTGAACACATATATTACCGTCCTCATTCGTATTATTACTACCAAACATCTTATAGAAGTCCTTTGCAACGTCTGCAACTCTGAATGGTATCCATTGTACTCGGGGAACTTCTAAAAGTTTCTTTGATCTGAATGAAAATCCACCATTACCTACTCTTTGATGTTCTCCATAGGGAGTGATGTATGCTCTGTCCCTGATTGGCCATGGGGCTCCGATGTAATCGTATTCAAAAAACTCTTCCCGCCAAGCATCAGGATTAATAATAAAAGCATGATCCTGGACGAGGAGGCAAAACTCTGTATCAATGTGTTTGCGAAGGTGGTAAAGAATGTAGTAATTGTATTCATCAATATTAGTAAGTGGTTTAATTTGTTCATGTACTAAAATACCATCAGATGCGCATTCGTCCTTGTATTTCTCAACGTAGTTGGGGGTGGTAACTAACTTAACCTCCCCAAAATTTGCTACGTTCTTACAGGTGTGAAGTGCATTGATGGTTTCTTCTATTCGATTTGTATTGTCAATCGCAAAGCATGTAACTCTGGATAGATCAAGCATTTTTAAAATCCTCTACGACTGTTTCAATGTAGTCTATCATATCATCAGTAATGACTGGTGAACAACCCAAGAAGAATACTGTATTAAGAACCTTATTGGCTTCAGGATACTTCATTGCATCATCAAGATCTGAGTAACCAGGATGAAGAAGAATGTTACCTGCAAAGTAGTTACGTGTCTGAACTTTATTCTTCTCAAGATGAGCAACAAGAGAGTGTTTTAGTTTCTTATCATCACATACAATGGGAACACCAAACCAACTTGTCTCACTATCCTCACGCTCATTCACTACACGACAACCAGGGATTGTCTCAATGATACTTTGAATGCGTTCCTTATTCTTTCTTCTCAGTCTATGAATGTCATCAAACTTCAGAAGTTGAACTGACCCAACTGCACCTTGCATGTCAAGTGGTTTCAAGTTGTAACCCATCTGTGAGAACACGTACTTGTGATCAACAACATCTTCGTAACCATCTAACCAAGTATCAAAACGACGGCCACAGACACCGTTAGAGAGTAGGTTCTGTTGTCCTACACAATAACAACCACGACCCCACCAAGCAAAACTACGAGCCAAGTCTACGATAGCCTTGATATTAGATGACACCATACCACCTTCAATGGTACAGATATGGTGTGCAGGATAGAAAGAACACGATGCAGCCACTGCGTGTTTGGTGAGATAGTCACCTTTATACTTACTACCCAGACTGTCACAGTTGTCAGCAATGATATGAATATCCTTTCTCTTACAAAGTTCTACCAACCTATCAATGTCATAAGCATTACCTAGAACAGGAGAAGAGAATACTGCACGAGTTCTTTCAGTAATCTTCTCTTCTACCTGATCCATATTCCAGTTCAGGTCATCCCAGTTGATATCAACGAAGACTGGCTTCAGACCAGCTTGAACCACTGGTGCAATGGTAGTTGCAAAACCACAAGAACATACAATAATCTCATCACCATCTTCCCACCCATAGTATTTCTTCAGTGCAGCAATCATCACTAGGTTTGCTGATGAACCAGAATTCACCATAACAGAGTGACCGAAATCAAATCTATTAGAGAACTCTTTCTCAAACTTATTCACCTTCTCACCAGAGGACAACCACTTACCTTTCATTACTGCATAGATAAGTTCCTGTGCCTCTAGGTCATTCCAATAAGGTCCAGAGTAATATACATTGTTACCTGGCTTCCAATCTTTGTTAGCCATGAATGGAAACACATTATCATCCATCTCCTTAGCGGATTGAATGAAGTTTTCAATCAACTGATACATGGTACTCTCTATCTCATAAAATTATAGTATGGAGTCGTGAGTCTGTAAAGATCATACCCCTTTTGACAATCAGGACCATTGAAGAGTTTACCTTCTCTATCAATATAATCCCAATCCTTAACGATCATATCGTCGCCTCTCCACCAACCATTGGAAGTTTTATGGTCAAACCAGTACTTGGGTGCAATGACCTTGGGTGAGACATTAGATGTCCATACTGGCCAGAAGGAGAATGTTGATGCGGACATAATGACGTTCCTAGCATTATGTAGAATAGAATAATCAACACCGATATTACCTCCTCTGTATTTGAAGAAACCTGTTCCCTGTTCAATGTCTTCTTGTTCCTTGAGTGTAGTTGCACCTACTACCTTGGCCCAGGGGATGAACTTGTTTGCATTCTCTGGATCATCAGTCACAACCACAAACTTCATATTGGGGTTGTGTTCCAACATTCTATCACGGGCATTCTCATAGAACTTTGGTTCTAACCATGATGCAGTAATCAAATACTCACCACCACGGAAGTGAATGACACAAATATCTTCATCAGAATACTCAGTAACATTTACATTATGAGATAACCACTGACGAATATCATCCTTACAGTCATTGATATACTCTAAACACTGAAAGAGACCATCAATCTTTGAGTTGTCAGGAAGATTATTCCATAGACCAGGATCAAAAAAGATACCACTATGACCACACTGTGGAAGAGGATCATTCCTCTCACGAATGTAATGAGTGATACCATCAGGTAATGATTCTGGTGGTTGTCCCTCTCTAGGAGTATGACCACCTGTTACTTCTTCACCATAGTCAAAGTCAGGCATAAACTTACGTGCCTTAAATGGTGTGGATTTTTTTACGCCCCACTTATATCCATGTCTATGTGCAAGGATTCTAGATACCACCAGGTTCCAAATCTGGTTTCCCAGTCCAGAACCCCTATAGATTTCAGTTACAATCATTTGATCAAATAAGAATACTTCTCTTGGTTGTCAATGAGATACTGTGGGAACCTATCTTCATCAAAGTGAGTAATACAGTATGCTGCATTGTCCTGACCCAATGGTGACCGACCATCTTTCAATCTCTGTTCGAGTTCACTAATCAGTTTTTCATTGTTGAGTTCAGTGTGTGCAGAAGACTTAATCTTCTTCATCACTCTCTCGTACATAGTACACTCTTCATCACTACCAACCGTACTCCAATGCCAACCACCAGGATAAATCCTTAGATTATTCTCTTGAGGAAGTTCACGTCTAATGTTAGTCAAAGAATACTTACTTAGTGTGGCAAAGTCACACATCTTGGTACCAATCCAACGTGGACCTTCTTCTTCATAAGAGAAGTCTTGTGTCTGAGAGGTAATAGTGCCCGTAGTTTCAAACCAATTCAATGCAGCTTGGTAGTTATCCTGTGCAAAGTTATATACCGTACCAGGTTCATAGAAGTCTTTAATCTGTTCAATGACTTCTGGGTTAGGTACTTCATCTAGATCAGACCAGATGATTACATCTTCATCAGAACAATGTTCTTTGAGAACATCCATGATACTATCCTTGTAAAAAGTATCTCTCATGAAAGATTCTTTCTTTACATTATACTTTACACCTTGTACATGAAGTTGTTCAGGTGTTGGTTCTTCAATTTTAGTATAGATGATTTTATTTTTGAACTTCTTAAATCTCTTGTCAGTTTTCTTAAATACAAAACCTTTGTCTTCACCAGAGAATGTCTTACCACCTTCACTGAATACAAAGTAATCAACATAAGGATCAAGAAGATTCATACGAATCTCAAGTAGATCTAACTCATAACCAAATAGAAATACATCAAAGACTTTCATCAGTTCTTTCCTCAATTTGTATACAGATCCATTCGTATGTTTTACGGATACCCTCTTCAAGACTTTGAGAGTAATCCCATCCAAGTTCCTCACGAATGAGATCATTGTTAGAGTTACGACCACGGACACCCAAAGGTGCATCCAGTTTATAAATCTTTCTAACTACTTTATTAGAAATTTTAGCTGCAGTCTCTACGAGTTGATTGATAGTAACCATTTCTTCAGAGCCAATATTCACAGGACCAATAAAGTCACTGTCCATTAGTCGTCGAGTTGCTTCAATGCATTCGTCAATGTACAAGAAGGAACGAGTTTGTAAGCCATCTCCCCACACCTCGATACCTCCACCGACGTTCGGGAGGTAAGCAACTTTACGGCAGATTGCAGCTGGTGCCTTCTCTCTTCCACCGTCCCAGGTTCCTTCAGGTCCGAAGATATTGTGATACCTAGCAACCCGAACAGGGATCCCATGGTTACGATTGTAAGCAAAGTAGAGACGCTCAGAGAATAGTTTCTCCCACCCATACTCTGAGTCTGGTGCTGCAGGATATGCAGATTCTTCACGACAGTCAGGATTATCAGGGTCTAGTTGGTTATGCTCTGGGTACATACATGCAGAACCAGAGTAGAAGATCTTAGTCTTGTTTACATCCTTATCTAAATTAAGAAGATGTTGCTCTTCAAGGACATTCAGATTGATAGACACAGAGTTATGCATGATATCTGCATCGTTCTCACCAGTGAATACAAATCCCGCACCACCCATATCAGCAGCAAACTGATAAATTTCATCAAAGGGTGACAGAAACTTGTCAACAATCTGTGAATAGAAACCACCATTGACACCAGTGGTACGAATACAACGACGGACAAAACTTCTATCCCTCAAGTCACCTTGAATGAATTCGTTTGCTTCAGTGTCAGAATACTCTGGTCTCTTTAGGTCAACACCACGTACCCAGTATCCTTCTGATCGTAGTCTCTTCACCATATGACTACCAATAAAACCACCCGCACCAAGTACTAGTGCGGTTTTCTTAAATTCAGACATACATTTAATTTGTTACTTACTATTTATTTTACCTAAAAATTGTTCTGTAGTCAATATGCTTTACACATCATTTCGACTCCAGTATCAATTGTGAGGTTTGGAACATGACCATAGAATGAAAGTTTATCTACATTCATTGTAAAGTTTTTAATCTGTAGATACTTCTGTTCCTCAGGCATCTCTACACTAATCAACTCACTATTACTCCTAACATAGTTTTTTGCAAACTCGATAACTTCTCTGAATGAACGAGACACACCAGTACCAATATTATAGATTTGATTGGTAAATGATGTCTCCATCAATAAGTTCATTGCACTACACACATCTTCGACATACATGTAGTCTTTGACATAGTTACCACCATCATACAATACGATATAGTCATCATTCTTCAGACGACGGATCATATAACCTAGAACATTCTTACCCTGTGATACTGTTGAATCAATACCAAAGACATTACCAATTCTAAAGATACGATACTTGATACCAAAGGTCTCACAATAAGAGACCAGAAGTTGTTCTGCACATCTTTTAGTAATAGAATAGAACCCAGTTGGATTACAACAGTCAGTCTCTTTAGCATCTAGAATATCATTACCATAAACAAATCCTGAACTTACAAAGTTGATTACAGTATCAGTTCTCTTACAATGCGATAAGAATTCAGTAAAGATTTTTAGATTGACATCGATATCAACCTGTAGATCCTGAAAGACATTCTGATTAGTTGTTGTACTAATAAAATACAACACATTCTTGGTATCAAAATGTCTTTGACCACGAGGAATGATTACATTACCGGGGTACATTCGTTCATATGTTGAACCAATATATCCAGTTCCTCCAAATAAAGAAAGGTCAGTCATACTTTTCACACTCACTCATAGTCTTACCTAGTTTATCTTTGTCCGAAAGGATTGGTGTTGGTGTTGACCATGGAATACCAAGGTCTTTATCATTCCACAGAAGAGTTCTATCGTACTCTTTGTAGTAATAGTCAGTAGTTTTATATGCAACATGACAGTTGTCTAGCATACAATAAAACCCATGAGCAAACCCTGGCGGAACCCACAACATGACTTCTGGCGAGTGTAAATCAATTGAATACGACTCACCAAAAGTCTCTGAGGACTCTCTCAAGTCTACTATGACATCCAGAATCCGTCCGGACATACACCGAACAAGTTTACCTTGTGGTTTCTCTACCTGATAATGAAGTCCTCTGAGGACATTTACTGAAGAGTTGGAGTGATTGTCTTGAACAAACTCAACATCTAACCCAATCTCTTTGAATGAATTAGAGTTGTAAGATTCTAGAAAGAATCCTCTACGATCTTTATACTTATCTACTTGAATAACAAATGCGTCCTTAAGGGGAGTATCAGTTCTGTTCATAATAATATTTGATAGTTTTTAAGAGACCTTCTTCGATATGTGTCGATACAGTCCAAGGTGTTTCAGTTGCGATCTTATCATTGGATGTTGAATATCTTTGATCATGTCCAAGTCTATCTTCAACAAAGTTAATATTTGGTTCTTTCTTCATTAGTTTAGCAATCATATGAACAAGTTCAATGTTCTTAAGTTCACATTCACCACCAACATTATAACTCTGACCCACTCTACCCCTCTTAGAAAGTTCTACAAGGGCCTTACAATGATCATCAACATAGATCCAGTCACGAATTTGTAATCCATTACCATACACATCAACTGGTCTATCATTCATAAGACTTAAGATAGTTTTAGGAACCATCTTCTCATGGTATTGTCGTGGACCATAGTTATTAGAACAGTTTGTAATAATAGTTGGTAATCCGTATGTAGTGTGGTATGCATTTACAAAATGATCACTCGAAGCCTTAGACGCAGAGTATGGATTCCTTGGTCTATACCGTGATATCTCATTGAAGGAACCATATGCAATAGAACCAAACACCTCATCAGTAGAGATATGCATAAATCTACTTACTTCATGTTCTAATGCACACCGAAGAAGATTGACAGTACCAATAATATTAGAATAAATGAAAGGTTTACAATCTTTGATTGAATTGTCTACATGACTTTCTGCAGCAAGATGAAAAATCTTTGTAATACTTTCATTCTGAAATACATCTCTTACTGATTCCTCATCAGCAATATCTGTCCGATAAAACTTTACATAATCTGGAAGATTAGTTTCATCTGCAGCATATGAAAGTTTATCTACACAGATAACTTCTTCACCAAACTGTTCTAGGTAATGAAGAAGATTACTTCCAATAAACCCAGCCCCACCCGTAACTAGAATACTCATTTTACCTCGTATTTTTTTAGAATATCTGTGGAATATTGTGCAGGTTCTCTGACTTCAGGTTCCTGTTTAAGTTTATCCAACCTCTGTTTCTCTAGGGTATAAACTCGTTTACGGAGTTCAGTAGAAGAATACTTATGTCGTCTCAAGTGATAATGGATCTCGATACCATTGTCAATACAATATTCTTTTCCAGTGAAGTCTCTGTCCTTATACTCCTCACTCAAGAACCGAATATCCATCCTCTGTGTCTTGATCATGTTCAACAAATCATCTTCAGTTTCATACACCAAGATCTCATCAACATACTTACAACCTTGGAGTTGAACATACCTCTCGTACACACTCTGGGTGGGTTTGTTTTTGATACCTGGTCTATCAATAGTAGGATCAACCTGAAGAGCAACTACAAGATAATCACATAGTTCTTTTTCCATCTTCAACATTGTCACATGTCCTGCATGAAACAAGTCAAAGGAACTACAGTTAAAACCAATCTTCATATGAATAATTACAATATCTCTGTATGTATTGTATTAAAAAAGGAGGCCTTTGTCAAGACCTCCTAGTATAGGGTTCATGCCGAGCCACTTGCACTTTAGAGAAGCAAGAAACTCATATCAGAGTTTACCTTTAGACAGTTTTTCAATATTAAGACCAGGTGCCTGTTTTAGAATACTAAGTAACAAGTCTACTTTGGCTTCTAGATCACCACTAACCGGAGCAGGAGCAGTTACGGCAGGGGCGGAATTCTTTTTTTGAACTTCTTCCCTAACCTTTTTGACACCAGCCTCAAGAGCCTTAAGTCTGGTTTCCACTTCCTGATCATACTGAGACATATATGCTCCAGTATCTGATGTTTTTCTACTAGACATAATCGAAATACAAATCTGTTCTATTTATTATTATCTAAAAACTCTGTCCCTTACATAACAAGGAACTCCTGCCGGATCTAACCATTTCGTATAGTCTAGGTCTTCCATTGCGGTCAACATTTGCATCTGGTTATCGCACAGATACATATCACTGTAACGTTTACTCCAACTGTCTGCCTTTTGAATTCGATAGTCGGGCATACCATTGATTTCCAATGTACCACACTCAACGTATCGATAAGGAAAATGTTCTAGAAGAACTTTCATCAACCAACTTCCACACTTTCAAGGTCTTCTGCAATACAATCTATGAGAATATCATAATCATCGAGAGGATCACCAGAAAAAGTGACACCATCATTCTCATAAAATTTACGAACCTTCTTGTAAAGTTTTGGATTCTTTACGTCAAGGAAGAATTCCCCATTGGCTGCAGACCGGAGAGTTGTGATGTCTTTTTTGAACTTAGAAGTAATAGTCATTGTCTTTCGTGTTGACCTTAGTAGTATAAGGGTTTTGACTGTATGAGTCAAGAGGACAGTCTGCGAACTGTCCGATGGGGGTCGCGAGGATCGAACTCGCCTTTAGCCGAATTATGAGTTCGGTGCATTCGCCAGATTGCTAGACCCCCCTAAAAATTTATCCCAACTACCACCATAGTGTAACATTTGATGGCAATTATGACATAAAAGGTCACATTTGTCAACCTCTTCTTTTATGTTTTCCCATTTTCTATTTGCAAATGTTCTGGAACCAAGTTCAAGTTCCTTTTTTGATGGTTCTCTATGGTGAAAACATAATTTGGCTGGATGACTTTCTCCACATTGAATACATTTACCACCTTTGCTTTGTAGGGCCTTCCATTTGTTTCTGTAGGCCCTCTGTTTCTGTGTAGAGTAAGGATTGTTTGTATATCTATTGTAGACAACAGGGTCATTCTTGTATCTCCATTTGTTTCTACAACTTTCATTGCAATACTCTTTTTTTCTTCCACCCTTTTTTGAACTTTGTGGAACTTCTTTTCCACACTCTTTACAGAATACCATACTGGTGATATGTCGTTATACATATATTATATAGTAATTTGAAAATTTTGACAGTGATTCTGCCGGGACTTGAACCCAAATCACTGCTGCATTCACCAGATTGCTAAAGAAGCGTTTTTGGGCGAGGGTGTCTGACCACGATAATCTACGATTCAGCAGAGGGGACCCTTCGTTTAATACAACTTTCCTTGTTGTACCCAATAGGACTACCGAGAATTGAACTCGGTTCACACCGTTATAAGTAGTGGGCATTAACCAATATGCGATAGTCCCTTTCGCTTCATTAAGAACCTTCGTTGTGTTCTGTGTATATTCGCAGAGTATCATCATCAGCAGGCATCATTACAGCAGCCTGTCCGTTCTCATTGACTATACCAAAAGTCTCCCCATTCTCTACCCTTTCCATCAACTCATCCCAACGATTTTGATACTCTTTCACCGTAAAGACTTCCATCATCTCATTTGTAGTTGATTTATTTATTGTACTGTTACCTGACTTCAAAGTCAAGTCTCTTTACCTTACGTCTACGTCTTTGTTCCTGATACATCAAGTCTGCTGCGGTCAATATATTATGACTATCATCAAGTTTATTGTTCGATACAATCAATACTTTAGATAAATCAACAGCAGAAATCTTATCATCAGTAAGTGTGGTGTTATTAGGACAACCACATGTCTGAGTCTTTGGAGAACTCGTAAGTTCCGTATTACAATTTTTGCATCTGATAACTAACATGATTCATTAGATTGATACGACATGTTCGAAGAGGGGATCGAACCCCCGACAACTTGAATGTAAATCAAGTGTTCTACCTCTGAACTATTCGAGCTAACACCCCAGGAGAGATTTGAACTCCCGGCCAACGCATTAGAAGTGCGATGCTCTGATCCAGACTGAGCTACTGGGGCAAGTTGTCAAATTCCCAATGACAATTAGGACATAATGCCATCAGATTATTCTGAGAGTTTATCACACTAAGGAGAGTGTGTCCCTCAAAAGTAGAGATGCCTTTGACATGAGCTATCTCTACATGTTTATCATAACCGCACTTCTGACATTTGTCAAGTCCCAATTTCTTGGCGGCGGCTCTGGCGCGTGTTCTAACCAAAGCATACGCAGAAGACCTGTGATGTTTGGTATAGATGGCTTCAGAGAGGGTCATATCCTCCACTACCTGTTTCTGTCTCCAGATTTCATAGTGTTCTCTACAACGGGCTCTCTTGGCATTTATGGGTTTTCCACAATCCACACACCTATGTTCTGGTTTGCGTTTTGGTCTGGCCCTGTTATTGTGTGATGTGGCACAACTTCTACAACAGAACTTTGCATTCTTTGTGGGACTGGCACATTCCAAACATGAATTCATAACTGAACCTCCAACCAATATTATATATCAAGTCAGAGGTTCTGTCAAGACCTGGTTCCTATCGCCTCTAACCCTGAACTACCAAGGGGGTCACAGCAGTGGTCTCTCAACCACCTTTATAGTATAGGGTAAACCCTGACGGGTGTCAAGGGCCTTAGTACAATGGAACGAAAATGACCTGAGTGTATCTCATTTCATTCTTGAACTGAGTTGTTGGTGTGTGTTGTCCGTGAGGAAACTGAGAGTCAAAAAGAACTGCACGATTCTTTTTACCCTGTATACTATGTATCTGTTTAACTTCAGATTTTTTAGAACGAATGTTTGTTTTTACACCAGGTGGAACGTCATAGAAGTTCATTCCTTCACCTTCCTCATAGTGTTCATTTAGAAAAACAACAATCGCAACTTGACCTGTAGCAGGAACACCATTCAGTGGAAGAATGTCGTGGTCGTCTCGATGACACCCATACCAGTTGTCCTTTAGAAATGATTCAAAGTCTTCAGTATATGAAAAACAATTTACAATAAATTCTTTACTGACATCCATTCTTTCTGGAGGAAATTCAATGATATTTGACAACAATGTATGTAATGACCCATCAAATGCATAGGGAAGTGTTGTCCCACGCATATTTGATTGGTATACTTTTCTTGCATCAATAAAAGTTTTGTTATTATCTGGTTGTTCCCAGATTAAACTTATAGGCATTTTTGGAAGTTGTGCTATAACCCCATCTACATCCTTATAAAAGTTATCAATCGTTGTTATCTTAGCAATCTCGGTATCGATTGTAGTAATTATTGGGTCTTCGTTTATTTCAAAAACATTATTGTCAAATACTAAAGAATCGTCTACAAGCATAAATCAACCTAATACAAGTCTCTTACTATAATCATATGCATACTGTTGACGATATCCTTTGATACCCCAACCCAACCATCTATATGATGGTTTCATGTAATAAGATACTGTCTGTCCACCCCCTTCAAATACGGGAAGTACTTTTTGAAACTGTGGTTCATTAACCATCCAACGAACTTGACAATCTAATTCACTTGGATTGCAATCATACTTAACAGCAAAGTTTCCAAGTCCACGATAACGTCCGATAGTAGTCCATTGAATCAAACCAAATCCTCCACTATAACATCGTTCATAAGGAACACGGGCACCTCCTTCACAAATGTTTGCACGAAAGTTAGATTCTGATTTAATATTACCCATGATTGTTGCAAGGGCATTACGATCATCAATATTAGTATACTCTTGAAGTTTACTAAGAACATATTTCTCATTGGGAGAACATGTAGGACATTTCCATTCCTTCTCAACCTCCACAATCACAACAGGTTTCTGTTCTTCTACAACAAATTTTTCCTCCACTACTGTTTCACCAGTGACTTCTGCAAGATGCTCGTCAAGAGTTTTTGCAGCGACACATGCACTACCAAGTAGTGTTGCTGAAACAGTAAGGCCAGTAAGAAGTTTTCTAGTCATTGAAATAGCTATAAATTCAAGTAAAGTTTATTTATTGTAACAATAACACACCTTCAGAGAATGTGGAGAAGTGGTATGCCAGTTTATAATGTGTTAGTCTTTCCAGTAATCTTTTTTGTAATATCTGTTAAGTATTTGTGCATTATAATACTTTGAAGTGCCATCGTCAAGTTTCTCTGTCAGAACCTCGTTCAGAAACAACTGACGTGTCTCCTCAAAGTTAGTCTGACCCTTTGTATCGTGTAAGGAAAGTATCTCTCTAGAGAATTTATTCTTACCAAAAAGGTTCACATCCTCTTTTAATTCAGGACATGAACCATAGTATTTTTTCCAATCAGATTCTTGTTTTACCTTGCGCTTCTTTCCTTTAGGGGTTCTGAATGACCACAAGTATTTCCTTCCGATATATTTTCTACCGGTGGTCTTATTGGTAATGAGATAAACAAAACCAAAGTTATCCCCAATAAGATCACTGGTAAAGGGTTTACCTTTAAACAACCAGGGGTTCTCGTAGTCACACACTCACTTTTCTTCATGGTCCTGAAATATGTAGTCGTCTAACTTTTTGGCTTTTATTTTCTTATAGTATTTGATTATTTTTTGAAGGTCATCAGAGTTGGAATCCCGAGAAGGTATCTTTTTTGACATCTTGAACAACATTAAGGCCTGGTTCTAATATTTTATAATCTTTTCCATCATAAGAAACACCAGAGTAATATTCTGTATCATCCAACACTGAAAACATATTATATTCTCTTCCATCATCAAATGGTGTTATGTCTATCAAGTCTCCATAAGTATTTTTCCAAATACTATGATATATCGCACATCCATAAGTTTCATCATCAACATCTGTGATTAAATAATATCCACTTATTTTTTCTCCACCATAAGTTTCTACATAATGATTTACATTATTATGACAGTTTGCATCAATACATAATGGTTTAGATACTACAGGAATTTTTAATAGAGTAAGAGAAAACTTACAATACTCTTGGAGTTTAACCACACAATCATCTTCGGGCAATGACAATCTAAACTTTCTCAATCGACCATCCATTTCTTCTCGGACCTTTTCTATCATAAAGAATTGCTGCGTGCATCGTTGCATAAGATATTTTATTTTCTCTGCAAAACTTTTTAAGTTCTCCAAATACCTCAAATTTTTCTTCAGAAGGACTTGTTAGAAGATAAGTTACTGATGATGGAGATTTAAAACCTTCGGCAAATCTTTCTTTTGCTCTTTCGCTTATTTTTCTTTTTCGTTCTTCATTACAAGGAACACCATAACTTGGATTATTTTTACCTGCTACTTTTTCACTTATTTTTTTCTTTGCTTCTTCAGTGTGCTTTCTACCACTAAAACCTTTTGTTTTTTGTCCTCCAGGTTTTCCTTCCCCACCAAGATTTTGATTTAACAAAACTCCACCATCACATTCTCTTTTCCAGAGTGTTATATGTTTTATCTCAAGTTCTATTGCTTCTTCTTTAGATAAACCAGATTTTACAATCCATCTCCTCTCTCTAGGTGGTAAAATTTCAGCACCATTTCTTCTAGAGTGTCTTGCGTTTATTCTTCTTGGTCTTCCATATCCAACATAAAAGGGAGAACTAAAGTCCTCCCTTAAGTAGTAGTAAAGAATATAGTTATTCATTTTAAGACTGAACTCTAATATTATTTATATAATACTACATTTCAGTCTTAAAATCAATCAGAGTTTAAATCCGCTAAATGTGTCTTTACTGACATCTTGTTTAATTCCACCAACCACATACGTCTGTACTTGAGTTTGCTGCGGCGCAACTTGAAGACCCTTAGAAGAAATCCAATGTTGTGTCCAAGGAAGAGGATTATTCTTCGCAGCAACATCATAGACAGGTTTAAGACCAATGGCCTTCATTCTACGATTGGCAACCCACTCAACATACTTCTTAAGTAGAGCATCATTGAGACCAATCATACTACCATCTCTGAACAAATGGTCTGCCCATCTCTTCTCTTCATTGACAGCATTATCAAACATTGCATACAACCACTCTTCCTCTTCCTTCATGATCTGTTTCATTTCAGGATCATCACCTGCAGCCCACTTGTTCAAAATGTTCTGGGTGATTGCAAGGTGTTGGTTTTCATCTCTGGCAATGAGAGAAATAATTTTTGCACTTCCCTCCATAAGTTTGAGTTCTCCAAATGCAAAACTACAAGCAAAAGAAACATAAAAGCGGATACCCTCAAGAATGTTAACATTTGCAACTGCTCTGAAGAGTTTACGTTTTACATCTTTGATACTGTCCTGAGACACATGAGTATCTCTAAAATCAGTTGACCACAGTTCACCATTACCCCAGGATTGAGCACTGTTGATAAACGAATCATAGGATTCAGTTACACTCTTTGCTCTCTCTAAAATTCTAGGATCTGTAATGATATGATCAAAGATATCACTAGGGTCTGGATAGATATTTTTGATGATGTATGTGTAAGAACGACTATGGATCATCTCCATAAATCCCCATACCTCCATACATGCTTCTAGTTCAGGAAGAGAACAGTAAGGAATGAATGCCATACCAGGACCACGACCCTGAATGGAGTCAAGCATAATCTGGTACTTCAAATTAGAAGTATATATATGTTTCTGTTCTGCTCTCAATGTATGATAGTCTGCTCTATCTTTTTGAAGTGATACTTCTTCTGGTCTCCAGAAATATCCTAATTGCTGTGTTGTAAGTTTATCAAAGACTGGATACTTATACGAATCATATCTTTGAACTCCTAGGGGTTTGCCAAAAAACATTGGTTGTTTCTTGGCATCGTGAACTTCAGTATTAAATACTGTCATTCCCTTCACTGCACTCATACTATTATTAGTACCCACTGCCGTAACCTTAAATTCCATTGACATTCAGACTATTCCTCCTCTACTGAACTTAACTCACACATTCTATTTACCTCTAAAAAATATTTAAGTTTCATAATACAAGGTTCATAGGTCTATTATATTTTAACATAACTCCACCTGTATCCTTTACAATGATTAAATTTTCCTTCACAGGTATATTTTATATTAGAAGGAGTTGTTCCTACAAATTTAGAAGCATCACTAATGGATTGGAACTCCCTTAAAAAGTTTCCTTCAATATCATATTGAAATACTTTGGTTCTTTTTACATTTGGATTGTTTTTAAGTGTTTGAGAAGTTTTAGATTTACTTTCTTCCTTATGTGATTTTCCAGAAAATCCACAAGGAGATGGTTGCCCTTTTCTCATTTTACTCCATTTTTCTTTTTGTTCTTTTGTATGTGTTTGATTGTAGAATGGATTTTTATTTCCTACAAATTTTCCAGTATTCTTTTGAGAAATTATCTTTTTGGTTTCTTCAGTATGAGAATATCCAAGAATTCCACCATCACCACCAAGAGTTTGGTTATATTCTGGTTTTAATTTAGAAATCCAAAACATTTCTCTACTTCCTAAATTATTTTCACATACTTCAATTTCTTCAATAATAAAATTTTCTTTACCATATTTTCTTATTGCTCTATGAAAATGAGATTGACTATTTCTTCTTAATGCAAAATTAAAATGACCCGATAATCTTTGATTTAAAGTTTTTTTAGTTTTTCCAATATAAAAATTTTGGTTTAACTTATTTGTTATTTTATAAATGCGACCTTCCATAAGATAAAATAAAGACCTATTACTATTTATAATAACAGGTCTTTACACTTTCGTCAAATTTTACAACTTTCGCAATCTTCCTCTTCGGCACCAGAAAGTTCTTGAAGAAGTGATTGAAGGTCTTGTTTTGGTTCTTCTACTACATCATCAGTTTTAATATCATATGTGTTTTGATAATAACTTGTTTTCCAACCATAACGATATGTGGATAATAAATCTTGTGCCATCTGAGAAACAGGGACTTCATTGTCAGGATAGTTCTCTGGATTGTAACTCCAGTTACCAGAAATTGCTTGGTCAAAGAACTTCTGCATCACGGAGACAACATTAATGTATCCTGTATTGTCTTTCATTTCCCACAGAAGTGTATAGTTATTCTTCAGTGTCTGGTAGGAGGGAACAATTTGTTTAAGAGGCCCTTTCTTTGACTTCTTAATGGACAAGTAGTCTCTAGGTGGTTCGATTCCATTGGTTGCATTTGACACAACGGAACTACTTTCCGATGGCATCTGTGCGGACAGTGTTGAGTGCCGTAGACCAAAGGTATTAATAGATGCCCGAAGACCCTCCCAATCATGTTCTAACCCCTGAGATGAAATCTCATCAACTTCTTTTTTATATGTATCAATTGGAAGAATACCATCGGCATACTTAGTCCTACCAAAGTATTCACAATGTCCTTTCTCTTGTGCAATCCGATTCGAAGATTTCAGTAGATAATACTGGAAAGATTCTGACAATCCATGGACTGCATCCCATGCCTCCTGTGAGTCGTAATCATACCCCAGTTTAGCCAGGTAATGTGCCAGACCGATGAATCCTACCCCTAGTGACCTACGGGCCTTTGTGGCTACTTCTGCGGCCCGTACAGGATAGTCCTGATAGTCGATTAGTTCTTCCAGACCACGGACAGAAAGATCACAAAGATCTTCTAGTTCTTCATCAGATTTAATCTTACCCACATTGATTGCAGAAAGAATACACAAGGCAATCTCACCAGGCATATCTTCATCAATATGATTAATAGGTTCTGTGGGCAGAGTAATCTCTTGGCAATTATGAACTAGAATATCGTTTGCGAAGAAATTATGTGTTCCTTCTACAGTAATATCATAAACTGGAATTTCTTCTTCAAGGTATTCAATCTTTAACATTTTTTTCTCCTATTTTGTTCTAAAAGTTGTTTAGCAAGTTTTCTTTGAGTTTCGTCTCTATAATAAGGATTATACACCAATCCAGTTTGTTCTTCAATAGATTTATAAAAGTTTTTATAGTCTCCTCCAAATCTATTTTTAGAAAAGTGTTTTGGAAACTTTATATTCAATTCATTAAAAGCAAACTCAACTATTCTTTTTCTACCACCAATAAATCCATATTTTTTAGCAAACTTTACACCTACTTCTACAAGTTCTTCATCAGTGTATCCAGAATGGTTTGGATTATTATAACCAGTAGTTCTTATAGAAATATCATTTCTCCACTGTTCCTGAACCTGCTGCGAGCATCTTGGAAGCATCCATCCACCAGTTCCACCTGAAGTGGCATTATAACCTTTAGTATAACTCTCAAATAGTTTGATAAAATGAGTTTCCTTTTCATTGATAAGGTTTTCATCTTTAGTTTGGTAAGTTTCAATCACAGATAATTCCCAACAATCTTCTCCATATTTTCTAATTGCCGAATGAAATCTAAATTTAGAACCATTTCTTGCTGATGATAAATGACGAGACCAACGATGCTCCAAAGAGTATTCAGTTTTTCCTATGTAAGATTTTCTATTTTTCTTATTGGTAATTTTATACACAATATATGTTTTCATAATAGGAAGTATAATCTCATAACTATTTATAAAATATAGACATTACACTCCCTATAAAAATCAAATAATATTTAGAATGTCAGTTTCTTTAAGATGCTTTGCCATTACATATCCACGATTTTTGGTATAAACTTTATGATCTGGAGTAACAACAATACTCTTACCACTTTCTTCATCAGTAATTTTCATTACTTTTGCCTTAGGTGAAGTCTGAGCAAATGCAGTAATTTGATGATAATCAATTTCACGATTTGCAGTATCAATATCCATAGAAAGAACCTCTACAAGTTCTAAAGAAAGACCTTCTTTAATAAGTTCCTCAAGTTGTTGCATTTCAATTACAAGAGGAGGGAGACGAGTTGTTTCTATTGTATTACCATCAACTTTTTTGGAAGTAGTAATTCTCACCTTAATTTTAGTATCACCAGCAACACAAAGATTACTCATGTTCACCTTATCTTTGAAGGAAGAGTGGCTATTGCAATGGTCAATATTCATAATGTAGATACGACCAGTCTCTGCTCTCTCTTTCAGAAGATCTAGAAAGAGTTCTTGTGCACCGACAGTCTTTCTTGGAATAGACTCATCTCGTTCAAAACCAACATATAGGTCATCGAACCTATCAGTACCAAAGGAATCATACAAGCCCGGTACGTCATGCGGTGAGAACAAGCTAATTTCTCCATCCGTAATGAAACGTTCGTAGAAAATCTTTGAAAGTTGGATTGAGTAGTCAAGTTTCCTCACTCGGTTGTCTTCTGTACCCTTATTGTTCTTAAGAACTAGGATGTCTTCGATTTCGATGTGCCAGATAGGAAAGTGAACTGTAGCAGAACCACCTCTGATACCGTTTTGTGTGCAACATCTGACAGTGCTTTCAAACTTTTTAAGGAAGGGGACAACACCTGTGTGTTGTACCTCGCCACCTCTAATTTTAGAATTGATGCCGCGAATTCTGCCTGCGTTAATACCGATACCAGCCCTTTGTGCGACGTATTTACCAATAGCCATATCACTGCTAAAGATACTATCGAGGGTGTCATCAACATCAACGAGAACACAAGATGCAAATTGACGGAGTGGTGTCCGAACTCCGGCCATGATTGGTGTTGGGATGTTGATTCTGTGTTTGGAGATTGCGTCGTAGTATCGTTTGACATATGATAGTCTGGTTTCTTTAGGATAATCACGGAAGATTGTCAATGCAATCATAATGTACATAAACTGAGGGGTCTCATAGACCTCACCCGTGCTCCTGTCTTGTACTAGGTATTTATCTACAACCTGTCGTAATCCGGCATAGGTAAACATAAAATCACGATCATGATCAATAAAAGTTTCTACCTTTAGAATCTCTTCCAGAGAATACTTAACAAAAATATCCTTATCATAAACATTATCATATGCAAGTTTGGTGATATGATCTGTCAGATTTGGTAGTTCATGCATCTTACCAAACAATCTTTTCCTCAAAGAGAACAGAAGGAGTCTGGCAGCAACAAACTGATAGTTAGGATGGTCTAGATCAATGAGATCAGAAGCACTTCTAATAAGGATTTCCTGAATCTCTTCAGTTGTAATACCATCATAGAACTGAATACCAGAAGTCATCTCAACCTGACTTGCAGACACACCAGCAAGACCTGCAGTGGCAACTTCCACCATCTTATGCATCTTATCGAGATCTAATTTTTCAATGTTACCGTCTCTTTTAGTAACCTTTAATCCATTACTCATACTTTTTTCCAGGTTGTGAATTTTAGTTTTGCTTGTAGTCCAGTATATACATTTGATTCTACTATCTTCTGAACATTATGTCCAGATAGAACCATATCGTTATATTATAAATTTTTATAAATAATAATAGGATATAAATGATATGGTATGTATTGCGTTTACCTTACAATTTATAAGGGAAATAATCTTCCTCCATTTTATATTGGGTCAACAAGTATTGATAAAGTTGAAGGTGGATATCACGGATCCGTAATGTCCGAAGAATATAGAAATATTTGGAAAAATGAAATTAAAAATAATCCACATTTATTTAAAACAATTATTATAAAGGAATTTAAAAAAAGAAAAGATGCTTATGAAAAAGAAGAAAAAATTCATCGTCAATTAAATGTAAATAAAAATCCTTTATATATTAATAAATCAATAGCAGTTGCTAATGGTAAATTTGGATCTGGGTTTTCTGGGAAAAAGCACACAAAAGAAAGAAATAAAAAATTAAGTGAAAAAACCAAAGGTATTCCAAGACCACACGCCAGAAGAAAAAGACCAGACCATTCAGAAAGGATGAAAGGAACAAATAATCCAATGTTTGGAATTAGGGGAGAAAAACATCCACTTTTTAAAAAACAAAGAACTGATAGATTTTGTTGTTTATTTTGTAAAAAAGAAACCATTTGTTCTAATTTAAAACATCATCTTAAATGTGTCCCAAATATATCAACATCTCTTCCATTGATTTAATTTTAATTTAGCAATTGCACCAAAGTAAGTATTATTTTTAATAATTTCCATTATTTCATTTTCAGTCATACCATCTAAAATTAATTCATTAATATCCTTCTTTATAATGTTGGTGGGCCAGATGACGACTCTTTCGCCTCGTTCAATACATCGTTCAATTCGATTAACAATTTCCTTATTACGGGGCTCGTTATCATATACAAAAACTTTATCGCTTCTCTCAAGATCACAAATTTCACCGTCACTACCACACAGAGCCACACTATTGCTGATGAAAGTGCTGTCAAAGGGTCCTTCGACCACATAGACTGGCAGTCTTTTATCAATTGTGTCAAGTCCATAAACTTTAGGGGCATCATCATCCAACATAATGGTTAAGTATTTAATAGGGTTCGTAGAGAGTGCTCTCCCTTGAACTCCTATAAGTGTGTTATTCCTGATAAGAGGAATCACGATTCGTTCTTCGCCGTAATGAGTAGACTTGAACGTATCTGGTTTGATTGTATTCACAAACTCCATGAAGTTTTTAGCATAATAAAACTCTCCACGAAATATTGCTCTAGTCTCTAGATATTCTTTAGACCTACTTACAAGAAATGCACTTGGTAAATCAATCACGATTTTCTCCTTGAAAGTTGGTTTAGATGTCTCAACTTTTTTGAATATATCTTCAGGAGTTTGTGCAGCAAAGTTCTTACCTGTCTTCCCGTCCTTAAACTTCTCAAAGATATATTGTTTGTGTGTCTCTGGATCTAAGTCCTTTAAAAAACTATTGAAGGACACACTAATTCCACAGTTGTGACACTTGTAGTTAGTATTGTTTTTGACCCGGTAGAGATAACCTCTAGCCTTGTTCTTCTGTCTCTGACTGTCACCGCAACAGGGACACCGAAAGTTATAAAGGTTTGGTTTTACCTTTTTAAATTTTGGAAGTCTGGAGGATATCAGATTGATGTACTTTACATCAATAAAATCCATATCACCTACTAACAGTTCTTACCATTGTAGAGACAACCGGAGTGTTTGTCAAGACCTTGGGAATTGCCGTCATGACCTTCAAACCGATACTCAATACAGCGAGACCACCCACTGCCATCCAT